AGCCTGACCATAAGCACCTGCGCCAGCGCCGTAGATGTCCATACCGGCAGCGTTGCCAATATTAGCGCCGCCTCGTACCAACCCAAATTGGCCAGCCCCTTGGCCAGAACGAACTTGAGCGTTAGCCGCTTCAATGTCGGCGTTTTGGCTGGCCGTTAGTTTTACATTCGGGTCACGGACAAACTGTTGCGTTTCAGCATCCCAGACGGAACCATAAACATTAGCCTGACGACGCCCCAGGTCCGACAGTATGGGGAATATGTTATTCCGAAACGCTTGCGTAGCTTGATCCGGTAAATTCGTTACCGTTTGATAGGTTGTATTGCTACCCATTTTATATCTCCTACGCCCGTGCGCTATTTAACAAAGAGCCAAGGCCCTTTTGTTTAGGCGAGGCTTTGCGGGGATTCTTGCGACCCGCACTGTTGCGGATTTTGTGTTTGATTTCTTCAAGCCGCTTCTGGCCAGTGTCGTTGTCCCCGTTGCCGAGGTCTGAGACGGTAGCGGCATCGATCACATGCTCACCATTTGAAAGCAGCGCCGGGATGTCGTCGCTCTTGCCGTCGCCAGGGCCAGCAATCCTGCCGCCGGTACGAGCGTTCAGATAGCCAAATTGCGCGGCAGACATAAGCTGCGGCATAGCGGCGGACTGAGGCAGACCCATGCCAACCGGAGCAACGTCGCCGCCATCGGCGTATGTTTGCATCTCTGGCGCATAGTTTTGATAGGTATTCATAGGAGAAACGGCTATTTGCTGCTGTTGGCTCGGCCTTCTCATCCAAGAAGGCACATTGTTCGGATCATACGGCACTTGGTAAGGGGTCGGGAGGGGCGTTGCGGGGGTGCCTTTGTTCGGGATAGCCGCGCCAAGCGCAGCCCCAGCAGCGCCATAACCGGCGTTCATGATGTTTGATCCAAGACCGCCAAGTCCAGTTGCCGCAGCGGGGGCTGCGGCGGAGACGGCGGTAGGATTCATTAAGGCGCTGTCTACAGCGGAGGGGACAGCGGCTGATCCAGCGTCTACAGCCTTTTGCATAATAGCCATATCTGCTGCTCTGGAAGCTATCGTATTGCCGCTTGTTGTGGCTATTTCACCTAATTTACTAAGCCCAGAGGTACCGCTGCCAACACCGCTTGCATAACTACCAATCCCAGACGTTATCCCCGAAATAGCGCCCGTCGTCAGCGCCGACTTCCAAGAGTCACCCGTCAGCTTAGAAACAGCCGCGCTGGCCGCAGCGGCACCCATCGGACCGCCGTACATAAAGCCAACCGTAGACGCGCCGATCTTGGCTACAGCCTTCAGAATCTTACCAAACAAGCTGTACTCAGGCAGACCCGTAACCGGGTTCATGCGCCGACCACCCTGCATGTAATCCAGCATGGCGGATTCATCGGGCGAGATGTGCGCGAGGCTGGTATCTGGCCCACGCCCCTGCGCCTCAATCTGCCTTGCCGCGTGTACTAATCCCATTGTCATGATCGACTCGCTAATATTTCTACAAAGCGTTGCGCCCAAGTCTCAAAGTCGGAAAAAGCATAGGGATTTGGCAGAACTATACCATTTAAGGACGACAAAAGTAACGCCGCAGCGCCCCAACTTCTCCAGTCTTCCGGTCTTTGGATGTTAGGCAAAATGCCGAATTTGTCCATATACATGGCCATAGCCCCGGTCCATTCCACGGCGTTCAAGCCCTGGGGGGATATGACATGGGTACCCATTAGGAGGTGATCCTGCCATCGGCTGGCCTGACCTGGGCAACCGTGTCGCCCATCTCGTAGTTGCCGCCCACGACGTTGCTTTCAAACTTAAACCGCATCTGACGGCGCTGCTCACGGATGTACACAACCTGATCTTCCGCCGAGGTAGCCGTCGCCGGGAACGATACGGGATCGCTGGTAACCTGGGTCGCACGGGCGTTGGAATACGAGCCGGTGACTTGGACGGTCATATCCCCAGACTGCACAAAGTCAGGCTCAAAGTAGTCCACGTACAGACCCCGGTTGCTGCTGCCCTGCATTTCGGCTGGCCAGATGGCGTTGGTTTCAAAGTACGACTGCACGGCCAAGATGTTATTGCCGTCAATGTCGTCGGTGCCAAACTCTTGCTGCCAGAGTTTGTACTTTGACGCACCTGAAGTGATGGTTGTAAAAACACCTGCGGCTGGAGTGGCGGCACCAGATTGGGTCAAGCCGTATGAGCCTGTCTTCGCGCCATCAGTAATAGAAGTAAAGATGACAGCCGCGCCGTTTTGGCTTGCGACCCAATCCGTATAAGTTCCCGCCGCTATTTGTGCTGCCGTTGTAATTGTTGAGCCGCTGGCTGTCGCCGTAACATTAACTGCGGTCGCGCCATTAAGAATGATGTTGTAATTTGAAGTAGACGTACTAGCCGTTGTGACTTGCAAGGTCACCGTAGCTTTGGCTGCAATAGGAGCCGTCCCCGTCATCAGCGGCGAACGGAACACACGCGCAAACTGGCCGGTAGAGCGGCCATCGTTCGGAAGCTCGGTATCGTACCAAACCGCATAGCCCAAAATGCGCGATAGCCGGACGTTATAGATCACGGCATGGGTACATTCGGTGGCGGTGCCACGGGGGTAGCACCACCAGATTTCGCCCCAACGCGGAATCTTGAAGGCAAACACTTTCTGCGACTGGGCGTAGTTCAGGTTGTCGTAGAACCAGTTAAGGTTCATGCCGTTTTCAACTTCTTGAATAACACCGTTAAAGCTCAAGAAGTGATCTATGCCAGCCCAGTAATAGATGCCGTCATACTCAATGATGCATTGAGAGGACAGCAAGCTGTAGGCCGATGTGATGTTGTCAAAATTGAACAGCGTAGTGCCGCCCACGTATGTCATACGTACAAGTGACTCAATGCCCCATATTAAGCCCGATGGCCCGTTGCCAGCACCGGCCCGGACGGGGAGGCCGTACACTAGCTTTGAAGCAGTCGGGCGATATGAGTCTGGCCAAGCAGTTACGACATCGTTTGCTGTACTAACATTCACAACGCCATCGTTTCCGTAACTGACAGCAAATGGATTAAGAGAAAACACACCGCCAGACACTGGGGGGGAACCAGTTGCGACCAACGCATTAGAACCTAAAATATCGCCATAATAAACCGGCGCGGATGTAGTTGCAGCAATGTCAGCTAAATTTGGTGCGGCATGTGCAAGTAAAACAGAAGTTACGTCTGCCGCATTATACAAAGCATCAAACTGCCAAAGGTTATTGTCATCAGCCGTAAAACCCGCAGGAGTTCTGTCAGAAATAGACGACACGTTGCCGTTCTGGTCTAACAAGAACCGCTCCAAACCATCAGACCAGCCAGAGTGGGTATACGTATTTAGATCGCTGTTGAATACGTTAAGGCCGCGAGAGATACCCGACAGTTCAGCCGTCAGGCGGCGGTATCCGCCCATCTTGCGCGGCAAGCCCTTACGTAGCTGAAAGCGGCACCATTGCGTATCGACATAGTTTTCCCCTTCCAGAAGCGTGCCGTCGCGCTTGCACCCTGCCTGTGAAGCTATCTTTAAGGGAACTAGATCGGCCATTAGCTGAAGATCAATGCGTAAGTTGCGGCGCTAAGATCGTTTACACCACCGAGATTGGACAACGCTTGGCTGGCAGTTGTAGCGCCCGTGCCGCCGTCAACAATACCCAGCGGCGTGCTAAGGCCAGTCGTGTCGGCGTTTACAACAATCGTTCCATTGCAGTACAAAATTTCGCGTCTTGCGCTGGTGCCATCGTTCTCAACGTCTGCACCCCCGGTCTGGGTCGATGTCTTCACAAGGAACGCAAAACCCGTGCCGCCGGTCGTTGAGTTATCAACCCAGTATTGCTGCGCCGTAAATGGAACGATGATGTTAACCGCGCCGACAATAGCGCCGGTAAATTGGATGGCTGTCTTATTAAGCTCAGAGCCGCTTAATGTGTAATTACCGCTAAACCCAGCGAGGCTGATGGTAATGAACGAAAAGGCGTAGACTGCATCTTGGCCAAAGCCAACGGTGAACATATTAGAACCGTTGGTCGTAACAATGCAGCTATCGCCAGGGTTCATGGTCTTTGTGGCTAGACCGTCAATAGTGCCGCTCGGCGGCGTAATAACAAGCGCGCCTGTGCCTTGGTTCACAAGGTTAACGAACCAGCCGGTTGTAAGCGTAGCCAAAGGGCTAAATGTAAACGTCCCAGCGCCGCCCGTGTAAACGACCGTAGCGGCTCGGTACGACGCCGTAATAAGGGTACTTACCGCAACGGTATACGGAGGGTATTCCTGATTCAGCGTAGTGGTGATCGCCTTAAGGCCCAACCCGGCCAGTGTGCTGGCCGAAGCCGAGGACGTACCCGCGCCAGCTTGATAAACGCGGTACGCGCCAGAAGCTGTAGTGTTGTCGGTTACATACGCCGACCATGCCGCGCCGGAGGTGGCCGTTAGGACAGTACCGCTGCCATTGTCCAGCACCGTGAAGGCACTAGTGCCCACGTTATTGAACAGCATGTTGTAGCCAACCGAGACTTGGTTAGCTGGCGGCAGTATGAAGTTTAAGCCGGTTGCCGTGCCAAAGCTGACATCGTTGATCGCCGCCACCACATTCTGGCTGGTCGAGGCTTCAATCGGCCATACGGACGTAATGCTGGAAGTGGCAGTGTAAGCCTTATAGCTAGGCTGCGCTGGGTCTAGCGTTCCGCCGCCGAATACTTGTGTAAAGCTGGTCACGCCGTATTCCTTTTCTGTGCGCGGTCGAGAATCTTCTGCAAGTCCTCGCTATTCAACGCTGACATATCACGGTCGTAAGCCTGTGCCCAAGCAGCGGCCTGTTCAGGGTTCTTCAGGTACGTGAACGCCTCAGTTAACGTGCCGTGGAGTAGGGCGTTAGGCGCGTACTCCGTCAGCCAATTCGTCTGCGAAGTGTCATCCAACAACGGCGGAAGCTGCCAGTAGTTGATTTCATACGGGAACGTCGTTGACGGCGTTGGCACAAAGATCAGATGGTTGTAGTCGTAATCCGCGTAATACTTAGGCGTGCCGGTTTGTGTATCATCCGGCCAGTAAGTACGGATGTACTCATACGAGCGCGGCAATAGCGTGACGCGGGTATTGAACGTCGTCGCCGTGCCGATATTGGTACCGACGTTGATGCTGACGGTTTCGCGCCAACGGTCGGGCTTTTGGTAAACGCCAACAGACGCCGTGTAGGCGGTGTTTACGTTATTGATAAAGCCCTGGATTTTAAGCTCACGCGCAATCTGACGCTCACGCAGATTAATAAACCCAGGAAGCTGGGTATTGAATTGCGTATCAACAGCCGAGCCACCACGTTCGCAGTAAGAGCGAACGTCGGCTTGCAGACTGGTAAAGGTCATTGCTGTGGGCATTTAATTTTTACTAAACGGCGTTGTAAGCAATATTTGTAGCACTCGTTCTTTGCCAACAACTACTGGTGGCTGAAGTGTTCCCAAGCGGCCAAAAATCCCACGTAGTTGTTATGCCTTGGTATAAATTTTGTGCGCCCGAAAACCCAAAGCCACTTAGAGTCATCACTATACCTGCACTAGCGGTTGTCAGATTATTGTGAATGGTAAACACCTTTGCCTCTGTGTTGGCAGGAAACTGCAAATTTATCCCAGCAAGATTTGTAGAAGTGCCTAATAGATAAAAAACATCGTTTTTTGTTTGTTGTGAAGTAACAGCATATACACTACCCCCGGTAAGCTGGGTGTCCATTATTGACGCATAAAGTGTAACTGTTGATTGTCTAAATGCCGCTGCTGGCGGAACAAACGGCGTCATAGGATTACCCATGATGCACCTATGCTGAAGCGGTGTAGGTTCGCGTCACGCCGCCGTAGGCGACAACGCCACTCGCAGAACACCAAATACCAATCGTCGCGCCACCGCTAATCGGAGTCCCAGGTTGCAACAGGGCATATGAAGATGTCGCGATGGTAACTGGGATGGATTGGGTGGTTGCCGTAGACCCCATTTGCAAATAGGCAACTACGTTGGCTGTAGAGCCTACGTTTGCCACGTATATAATCGGTATATCGTATGCCTTGGCATCGGCGGTGTGGACTGTGGTCCCACCAGCCGTAGCAGTTGTGGCTGCAATATTAATGACTGGCGTGCTGGCAGTCGCCGCACTCAGCGGGAAGAAGTCTGTGGTCGGAGAAGTCCCCGGCCCACGGCCAATGAAGGTTGTCATTTAGGTCACCTCTACAATGGTGGCAATGGCATCAAGGCCACCAGTCGCATACGCGGTTATTTGGATCGAGCCGCCTGTTGGTAGTACGTGTTTCTCTACACCAACCGCTACAACAGACCCACCGGGAGGAACCGGAGTTTTCCTGGCAACGAAGTAAGTTGTGGACCCGTCATTCAAGCCAATGTCGGCGTAATTCATGGCGTTTGAAGTGGCGCTATTGGCCAGCGTTAGGCCCAGGATCATGCCCCTGGTACTAGCCGGTACGGTGTAGCTGCCAACCGTAGCGGCGGTCGTAGCCGTCACGATAGACGCCTTAAACAAATACTGCGTTGCGGTGAAAGCCATTAGACCATTCCTTCAACTTCTACCCAGCTAAGGGTCGGCTCGTCCCAACGGTACATCTTGCCGTCATCTGGCTTAAGCACAGGGGCTTGCCAGTCGGCGTTATCGTCCAGCGCCCACGACGGGTACGGCTGGGGGGTGACGAACGCATCCCGGCCAGTGTCGTAGGTGTAGCCAATACCGGCGTAACGCTTGCGGATATTACCATTATAACTGGTCTGCTTCCAAGTTCCGCCTAACAGGCGTTCACAAAAAGCCGCACCAATGTACTCTTTTTCCACACCATTTGCGTCAGCGGTGTCTTGGTTGCCGACAACGATGACCCGTAGGACCACGTTGTTGGCATCTAATTCAGCGAAATGGGCCATGTGCCTGATCCTACAAATGCAAGCCGGTGAGGCTGTCGTCGTCTCCGACGTAGCCAACCGGGAAGGTGTTGAACGACATACTAACGCGCAGGTCTTCGCCTTTTACAGCCTCAACCATGTGTGTAAACGAGGACGGGAACAAAATCAGTTCGCCCGTTCCAACCGGCAACCACCAGCTATCTGAGTTGTACAAATTGAACTGATCTACCGGCAGTTTGATCTGCTGGTAGCCGTCTTTGAAGAAGTAAATACGGTCGGTTTCTTTGTTGGCCTTAATGTAGAACACGCCGCTAATGAACGAGTTCGGGTGGGCATGTTTGTGGTGCCACTGTCCCGGCTTGGTATAGTTAACCCAGGACTGCGTAATACGCAGGTTAACTTCGTTCTTCGGGCTGTAGATTTCCTTAAAGTACGCAGAAACAGAAGCGTCCATAAACTCACGCAACGAGGCCAGCTTGGTGTCATCTAGCAGATGACGCTCTTTGCTAGTCGTGTTGCCGTCGTTTGGCTTCTGCTCAAGGTTCAGCAGGAAGTCGGTTTCCTCGTCGCTAAACTCGCGGCCAAGCTCAAGGAACGATACAGGAGTTGGAAACAGGTTGTGCGTAATCACGATGCCATCGCCTGTTCAATCTGCGCTTCGTGTTCCTCAGCTTCCTCAATCTGCTCAGGGAGCCAGATCGTGTTGATGCTGTCCTCAAACGCCTTGATCTTCTCAATCGTCTCCATAACTTCTTCCTGGCTAGGTTTGGGGCGCGGGTCTTCCCAGCGCGTAAAGCCAGCCCCGCCAGTCCACTCCCACTTCGCGCCAGGGCGCAGCAGGTTGACCGCCATGTCGATGCCGAGAATCATATATCTTTTTGTAACCATGTCCTTGCCTATCTAGTTGATTTTTAGAATGACGATACCGGAGCCGCCGTTGCCGCCAGTTCTTCCTCCAGGCGCTCCGCCGCCGCTGCCACCGCCGCCTCCACCCCCGCCGCCTAAGTTAGTAGTTCCTGCCGTGCCATTTGCACTTTGATTTCCGCCAGCACCACCTCCTCCAGTCCCTCCAGCAACAGTAGTCTGTGCGCCATACGCACCAGCTGCCCCGCCACCCGCATACGTGACTGATGATCCGCTGAGAGAGGACGCCGTCCCGTTCCCGCCGGGGGTCGGGACTGCGCTTGTTGCCGCAGCAGCGGCAGCGCCCGCACCACCACCACCACCTGAACCATAAGGGGCTGCACTAAACCCACCATTGCCGCCGCCATTATTTCCTTGAGATGGCGAAGTTGATGGCGTGTTACCTAGACCGCCAGCATCAGTCGCGCCAGCGTCTGCCGCCGCGCCGCCACCTGAACCACCGTTTGCACCGACTTGGATAGTACCACCCGATCCAGAACATGACCCACCGCCGCCACCACCCGTTGATGTGATGGTTGAAAATACAGAATTGTTACCATTACCGCCCTTTGACCCTGTTTCAGTTTGTGTGCCAACCCCGCCGCCACCAACAGTGACTGCATACTCAGTACCAGCCGTTATGGCTAAACCTGTGCCAGTGCGAAACCCACCAGCCCCACCGCCACCATTACTTCCCCCACCACCACCCGCAACGACCAAGTAGTCCACGCTAACAGAGCCAGCAGGCATTTTGATCGTGCCAGAAGAAGTAAATGTGGCGACAGAGCCGACTGCTACTGCGTTCAGCTTCAGAATGACGATGCCAGAGCCGCCTGCGCCGCCAGCAAAAAATGGCGCAGCGGGAGTATAGGTAGCGCCACCACCGCCGCCGCCTGTGTTTACAGTACCAGCGGTCCCCGCGCCCGTTCTACTACCAGCCCCACCTCCGCCGCTGCCACCGACGCTATTACCTGACCCAAAAGCGGAGTTGCCACCCGCACCGCCACCGCCCGCGTATGTGACAGATGAGCCGGAGAGAGACGAAGCAGTTCCAGCGCCGCCGTCTCCCCAAGAGGAACCACCCGTCCCACCAACTGCGCCAGCGCCACCACCACCACCGCCAGAATATGGCGAACTATAGCTTGGTGCCGGTCCGCCATTGGAACCTTGAGATGGCGAAGTAGACGGGGTATTGCCTGTTCCAACCGCCACGTTCGCAGCCGGAATCAAACCAGCCCCGCCGCCAGAGCCACCGTTATTCCCACTTAACCCAGTCGTATTATTATATGCGCCGCCGCCGCCACCGCCTGTGGATGTAACTGTTGAAAATACAGAGTCGCTGCCGTTTGTTCCTCTTGCTCCGTTGTTTGCATCAACCTGTGTTCCACCAGCACCACCAGCGCCAATAGTTACGGTGTAGCTGCTCCCAGCCGTTACAGCCAAACCAGTACCAGTACGAAATCCGCCCGCACCACCACCACCAGACTGAGCACTTCCACCACCACCACCGCCGCCAACGACCAAGTAGTCCACGCTGATTATGTTAGTCGGCATTATGAATGTGAACGTTGACGCGAACGTCAGAATATTTGAGGCCGCAGGCACAACGTAGCTGAGGATTACGATGCCGGAGCCGCCATTACCGCCGTAGGCCCCAGTGGCAAGACCACCACCACCACCACCACCGCCACCTGTGTTTGCTGTCCCGGCTGTCGCTGTAGTATCGTTTCCTGACCCGGCTCCACCGCCACCTGCGCCGCCTGGGCCTGCGCTAGAACTGTATGCGCCGCCGCCGCCGCCACCAGCATATGTGACGGATGCGCCGCTTATGCTAGATGCAGTTCCAGCGCCTCCAGCGCCACCGCTCGTTCCTACGTTTGCATTCCCACCGACAGCACTCGCCCCACCGCCGCCGCCAGCGTGTTGAGTCGCCGGGGTGGCACCGACACCGGCACCACCGGTGTTACCTTGTGATGGAGATGTTGAAGGAGTATTTCCGGGGCCTCCAGGAGAAGCCACACTGAATCCAGAGCCTCCCCCACCTGACCCACCAGCGCCGCCTGCCGCACTATTACCACCACCGTATCCGCCACCAGCAGAAGTTATCGTGGAAAAGACGCTATTATTCCCGACGATACCAGGAGCCCCACCAATAGGCGTCTGTAAACCAGCGCCTCCAGCGCCAATAGTTACGGTGTAGTTGCTCCCAGCCGTTACGGCCAACCCAGTGCCGGTGCGGAAACCGCCAGCACCAGCACCAGCGCCTCGGTTTGATCCACCCCCACCCCCACCCGCGACCACTAAGTAGTCCACGGCAGTCACGCCCGTTGGGCACAGCCAAGTGCCGGAACCAGCGGTGAAGGACACGATGACGGTGGTGCCGCTTGCCGCTAACTTACGGAACATCCCGTAGGCCAGGGCTGATGTAACGGCGCGTCGTGTAATTACAGGCATACTGCGCGCCCTCTAAGCGAACTGGGTTTGCGCGGCTAACACTGTAAATGACGTAGATGCGGTTTTGATGATTGTGTAAGTGTACGCATCAACGCTGCTGGCGTTACCAGCCGTTGGTGCCGCTCCGCCTTGCCATTTGAGTGTTACGCCAGTCGTACTGCCATCAACCTGAACGGCTGTACTGTAGAACGCCGTCGTTCCCATCGTCACCGCCCAGACCGCTGTAACAGACTGGCCGGTGGCAAGAATGGAAGTCAGCGTATTTCCAGAAGACCCACGGAAGTTAGGGATAAAGTTGGCCGTAGAATTGCCCGTGTAATACAGAACCGACTGGGTCGTAATGTCGTAATTAAGCGTACCCGTAGCCGCCAGCGTGGAAAGAGTTACGGTTTCACCAGCGTTTGTAAACGCCGCCGCCAAGATACTGGTAGCGCCAGCAAACGTCTGTTTGGCCGTAAAGTTGGTTGCAACGATGGGCGATACGTAGTCGGTACCAGCCGTAGCCGCTGTAATGGCAGTCGTGCCCGTGCCCTTGAGGACGCCGGTTAACGTAGCAGCGCCCGTACCACCAGCGGCTACGTTTAGAGTGCCACTAGCCGTAATCGTGCCGGAGGCGGTAACGGGGCCACCGTTAAAGGTCAGCCCTGTATTTCCGCCAGATACGTCAACGTAGTTGACCGTTCCAGCAAAGGCGTTTGACCAAATTGGAACGCCCCCGCTAGAGGTCAAAACCTGACCACTAGAGCCAATGGCTAGACGGACGTTAGAGCCAGCAGTCCCACGGTAGATAAGATCGCCAGATGTCGTGGTTGGGGACAACGCCGTAAAAGCCGCAATAGCCGTCGTAGCTGACGTACCGCCGTAGGCAACAGCCAAAATGCCCGTAGCGCCGTTGGCTAGGTCAAGCTTGCCCCATGCTGGGGCAACACCAACACCGCCAGAAATAAGCACGTTACCAGTGGCTGTATCCGCTAGTTTTCCAAGCGTTGTCGTTGCACTGGCATACAGAAGATCGCCAACGGTATAAGAAGAATTACCCGTACCGCCAGCAGCCGCATTAAGCGTGCCGGAAGCAGTGATCGTTCCAGATGCCGTGATGGGACCGCCGTTGAAGGACAGGCCAGTACCGCCGCCCGAGACATCTACGTAGTTGACCGTGCCGCTAGAGGACGGGCTTATCCAAACCGGGACGCCGCCACTCGCGGTCAAAAGCTGCCCACTAGATCCAATCGCAAGCCGCACGTTGCCAGTAGAAGTGCGATAAATTAGGTCGCCGGAAGTTGTAGTGGGGGCCAGCGCATTGAAGGCAGCAATGGCCGTCGTAGCAGACGTACCGCCGTAACCCAAACCAAGCGTGCCAGAAGCTGTGATTGTTCCAGAAGCTGTGACTGGGCCACCGTTGTAAGTCAGGCCGGTAAGACCACCAGACACATCAACATATGTAACGGTACCAGCGCCAGCCGTTGTGCTTGTCACCCAAACTGGGACGCCATTGCTGGCAGTCAAAAGCTGGCCGCTAGAACCAATCGCCAGACGCACGTTCCCTGTGGAAGTGCGGTAAATTATGTCTCCAGAAGTCGTGGTCGGGGCTAATGTGTTGAAAGCAGCAATCGCCGTTGTAGCCGAGGTTCCACCATAACCCACGCCAAGGGTGCCAGAAGCAGTAATGGTCCCAGAAGAAGTAATAGGACCACCATTATAAGACAGCCCGGTAAGCCCACCGGAAACATCTACGGATGTGACAGTACCCGCGCCGCTTACTTGGGTAGCCGTAATTGAAATAGGAGCCGTAGACGCGCTGGTGACTTGGCCTTGGGCGTTGATCGCCAACACCGGAACGCTAGATACACCGCCATACGTTCCAGCCGTTACGGTTGTGGTGGCAATGCTAAAATAGTTGCTGGTAGAAAGCGAAAGACCAGTGCTGGCACCGTAAACCGTTCCAGAAATCGCGCCGATGTAATTGGCTAGAGTAGACGCGGTTACGTATTGCGCCGGAGGACCAGCCGCTGGTTGCACAATGAACGCATCAGTATCAAGTAAGCTGGTGCGTTGATCTAATTCCGTTATGAGTACGTTAGGCATTACGGATTATTCCCAGACAGGAAGTTGAATCCTTCATTGGTGCCGTCTTGCGGATTAACGCCAGTAATGATCGGCATGTTGTAATCTGCAACAATGAATAGCATAGGCGTCGGATTAAGGGCGGGATTTTCCGGCCTGGGGTTCTTGATGGGTACCGGATCGGGCGGCAGGACCAGCTTGGAGTAATACGGGTTCGGAACGTCGTCGCAAACGCCGCAGACGTACAGCTTTGTACCCACCGGCACGGACCCGCCACGGTACTCCATTTTCTCAACCAAATGGTCGTGCATCGTCCACATGCCACATCCATCGCATACCGCGACGGAACGTGGGCTTTTGGCATTAATATCAATAGGTGCCCTGGCGCGACGGTGTAACGGCGATAACCGGCTCATGCCCACCTGCCGTACAACATGCTCGGCTTAATGACCGTAGGCACCTTTTCGCGGTCTTCAGCAGCAGCGGCTTGATAAGCTGTATCTGCCAGCCCTTGCAGCAGACCGGCCTTCTCGGGTGCCCATTTCACCGCTAAACGGGCAGCCATGCCAGCCGCCATGGCGTCAAACCAACGCTGTGGCACATCCAGGGTATTGGTGGGGTTGCCTGGGTCTTGCGTGAAGTTCATGGTGTAATAGTAGAGCGTATACGTCGAGATGTCTGGCGTCGGCCAGAAGTACACTGTCGGCGTAATGGTACGCTCAAAGTAATATTGTGTCGGCGGGGCTTGCTGCTGCTTGTTGGGGATAGACGCATAATCCGCCCGGCTAATGGGCGAAAGCATAATGTCCGTGTTAATCCCGCCGCTGGTGGTACGCCGGTAGACTTGAAACATTTCCACGTTCTTCGCGTTCAGAGCAAGGCTCTGCTGGCCCACGGTCAGGGCTGAACTGTTAAGCGTCACTTCCCAAAGGTTAATGCCCTTATTGGCCCATTCGGCACATAGATAGCTAAGGCTGCGAATAGCACTCTGTACGTCATTGGCCGACAGGTCTGAAGCCTCACGGCCCATACGCTCGTAAGCCTCAACGATTACGCTATCAAGCTCGGTGTTTACGCCAAAGTTATACGTGCCGGTAAGCGTCATCTAACAGGCCCACCTTTTTCTAGCGGCTTTGCCGCGTTCGCCGGTCCAGCTTTGCGACCTAGCGCAAAAGCTCTTTTTACGGCCAGCGTCGGCCTTGCTCTTAGGGTGCGGCGCAGGGGGCTTTAGATTGCTCCCCGTGCGCCGATTGATGGATGCCCTACCCTTGGCAGTCAAACCAGCGCCCTTAGCCACAGACAGTTTGTAGCCGCCTGAAACTGTCATCCCGCGCATCTGGTCTTTCTTGCCACGGGCCATCGGAATTAGTACCCCGATTGAACGAAATTAACCTGTGCCGCGCCCGTTGCCGTGCCGGTTGCAATAAAGATGGCACGGTAGGCCGTAGCGTTTTCAAAGTAGTTAAGGTTTGTAGAAGTCGTAACACCCGTCAATCCAGTAGCCGCGATAACCGTTGGGCTTGTGGCCGTAGAAATAGGGTCAAAAGTGTGTTGGATAGAAACCGGGGCGCTTGAGACCGTACTGATTGCAATCGACACAGCTACTGGGTTCTGAAAAGTATCAACCATAGCCCAGCGGCTGGTGCCGGTAGCCCCGACACCAACCGTGAATGCGCTAGTCGCAATAGTCCCAACTGAGACTGCCGTAACTTTGAAGAACTCAGCCACAGTAGTGGCCGTACCGTTATTTGGCCCAGTAAGCGTTGTGGATACAGCATACCCAGACGTATCAATGCCTGTAAACGTAAAGGTCGCCGTGCTGATGTCGCCTGTCGATGTGACCGTAATCGACCGTTGAATACCGGGCGCTACAATCACCGCAAATGGCGTTACACCAGCATTAAAATTAGACAACGATCCATTAAGAACAAGCGTTTGGCTTGTGGCTGTAGTCGTTTGCGTAGCGCAAACGCTATTAACCGTTTGCGTTGGGAAGCTGAATATTACTGGGCGCATTTGCTACTCCAAGAGAAGGGTCATGGCCGTTTGTTAATGGGAGTGGCCCTCCCAACATAGCATTATATATAGCATGTTCCCCACCCATACCCATAACCGGCTGCGGTGCAGCAATCGGCTGGATAACGGACGGACTGGCTACCTTTAGAACTTGGAACTGAGCGGATAGTTTAGGCGGATTCCGAATACGCTCTTCGTGCGCCAGAATCTGCTGGGCAGTCATAATCTTGCCACCCATGCCGGGCGGGTGGTTGGGGTCAACAAACCAGCCGTAGGGTTGCTGTTGGTTATACATATCCATCAAGGTCGAGTTCTGGGCAACGGCAAAGCGGACGCCGCGCTGAGTACCAATACCCATGTAGAACTCGCAGCACGCACGGCCCGATTCAGCCAAATGCACATCAGGATACGAGAAGTCACAGCCAAACAGGCCGATTTCGTTAAACCCGTCAGCCAAAGCCAGGGCAATGGCATACGAGACGCTGGTGTTGAAGTAGGTAATGCCGCCAAACGAAGCCATAACCCGAGCAAACGGGTAAACAACATGGTTCGGATAACGGGGGTGCGGCCACGACGTATAGAACGGGGTGTTGTCCTTCAGCGCGTATTCGCACATATCGCGGACAACAGGGTGGCCCAAATAGGGGTGAACAGGGTCAACGTGGATAATACGGTCGCAGCGAATCTGTGCGCCCATATAGTTAATGCACCACGTTTCCGCGTTTTGCAGGATTTCAGGGCGCGTTTCCATAAGCTGCGCCTGGAAGAAATCTGAACGGCTTGAACCCATAGCAATGATGTTGACCGCCTTACGAGCCGGGGCGTGCATGATCGCTGTAGGTGCTGCTTGAGCTAAATGAGATTCTGTCACGGGTTACTTCCTTGCCTAGTTACCGTCAATAAGGACGCCGGGGCATGACGGCCATACCCCGGCGCTTAACATTAACTATAGAATGGCGTTACGCCATAAGTATTTTCTTTGGTATCGCTGCCAGCAGCAACGCCATTGTTCGGCGTAACAAATTGGAAGCTAAAGTACCTAACGCCGTTAGCTAAAACAGCCGTGGACAAAGCAACCGTTCCGCGAACGTCAGCGGTGGTTGCCGTGGCAACGCCCGTCGCAGCCAAACCAGCGGTCCAAGTCGGAGCGATACTTGCGCTGTTACCATTAATATAGCAATCAAGCCCAAAGCCTACGTTGGTAATGCGGAACGGCATACCATAGGTATCCGTGTTACCAATCGTCAATGCGCCGGTAGCCGCGCCGTTAGACGAGGCCGTGGTGACGGTCTTAAAAGCCGAAAGTGTATTAACAAAAGAACCAGCGGTTCCCAAGGTATTACCAGTCGGGCCGGTGAGGGACGCAGTAAGCGGCGCACCATACGCATCCGTACCTTGGATGGTAAATGTCACCGTCGCCATGTTGCTGGAAGCCGTAATGGTTACACAACGCGGAACGTCAAAGGTAGCAACGCCGTTGCTAACCAAAACACCCGTGCCGGTCAGCGTGCCCGCAATGGCCGAAGACGCATAAAAAACGCCGCTGGCCAGGGCAGTGGACGCGGTACCAACTTGGTAAACGTAAGTCTGAGTCAGCGGGACGCCATAAGTTTCGTCCTCGGCATAACCCGTAGGCGGGGTGTAGTTGCGGTTATACGCCGCACGCCCCATTTTGATGCTATCAAAGAAAGTTGTCATAATGACGCCTCACTGTTTGTTGTGAA